GGTCTTGGTTTAGACGCTTTTAAAAAGCGTTATGAGGACCTTCAGAGTTTGGTGGTTAGTTATAACAACCAACCTCTTACGCTCTCGCTCATGAACGCAGAACTAAATCAGTGGAAAGCTTCTCTGCATGCTCTTGTCCCAAAATACATGTTCTATATTGATAGCTATGTAATAGCTGACAAGGGTAGATGTAAGGATAGAAAGATTTGGATTAATAGAGATTTGGCAAAACATGGAGACTTGTCTCACATTTTGAACAACACTCACTATAGACCATCTTTTGAATATCAAGAAACTTTCAACTTTCTTTCTTCTGACGAGATAAGCATATTTACAGATGGGACATTTACTCCCAAAGAAATATGCATCATGTACATGAGATATCCTCAGTATATCGATAAGACAGGATATATTAAGTTTGACGGTCAACCTTCCATAGATCAGGATTGTGAACTTGAAACATATCTGGAAGATGAACTTCTGGATTTGACAGTTCAAAATCTAGCAATGTACACTGAGAATCAATCTGCTGTGCAGAATTCAGTGTACAGAATTCAAACTAACGAATAAGTTATTTTTAACCTTTAAATAAAAAACAATGGCTGATTTTTCTTTAACTACGGTCTTCGTGGTTCCTGTTGGTAGTGGTATTGCCAATAGCGGTTCTACTCAAGACTTGACAGCTGGTAAAGTGGGCTTCTTTAAGAATGACTACACTGTTGCTACTGCTGCTAACATCGCTGCTGCTCCGTATTTCTACGTAGCTCAGGGAAGAACAAATACCTATTTGCAAGGCTCTAAGCGTTCTGACAAGATCAAAGGATGTCCTTCTGGTTCTGGATGTAATTCTAACGTAACTGAAGTTTACAAGGTGGAAGGATGTCCTACCCCTATAACTCAGATTACTGACATCACAAGCTGGAATGTGAAATGTGGAGATGTTGTCACTGTAACTCTTCGTGCTCACTCTAGCTACCTGGACACTCTGTACTTCAATGGTTTCACTCGTAGTGTAACTGTACAGGCTCCTTGTTGCGATTGTGGTGCTGATCCTTGTGACAATGTTGATGTTCCTGCTTTGATTGACAGCATCATCTTGGCTTTTGAAGAGCAAGGTCCTGGCATCAACCCTGATAACATCACCTTCAGTGATTTCTATCAGTTCCAACGCTTGGGTAACGATGCTTCTGCAATTCTGCGTATCACTGGTAAGCCTCTGACTAAATACGGACAACCGTGTGATGTTGCTGCTTTCCCCTTTGAGTATGACAGAATGTGGTTCCGTACCTTCGTTATTCTGGGTCCTGCTACCACTGCTGACTTCATCGTTCCTGATGCTTGTAATGTAATTGCTAATCCTGTTATCATTCAGCGTTCTTCTTATGCTAATGGTACTTCTGAAGAGATTGCACAACTGGAGAAAAACTTCTATAGCTATCAAGCTGGCTATCTGAAGCACCTCTACAGAATGGTGGGTTACAATGAGAACTTTGAAAGCTGGGTAAGCTCTGGTACTACTTATGACACTTTCTACATCAAGTTTAATGAGTATGACAAGACTGCTTATCAGTGGGGTGACTACATCATGGAAGATAGCATGGTAATCATTGCTGTTGAAAATGGTTCTGCTGAAGCAACTAGCGTCAGCACCATCCTTAATGCTGCTCTGGGTACTATCACTGGTGACAACACATGTATTACAACTACATCTACTACCACCACTGTATGGCCCACTACAACTACCACTTCTACCTTGATCCCGTAATAGAGGAGTTGTAAACAATATCATATAACCTAAGCCAGAGGTGAGAGGATTAAAACTCAATCCTCTGGCTTATTTATTTAATAGTCATGCCCACGTTAAATCTCGACATACTAGTTCTTCCTACATATAATAATATGTTGTTGGGCGTTGCTGATGCATCCACATATGTCACTCCTCCTGTAAATCCTACAATTGAAATCACTGTTCCTTCTTTTGGAGCTGTGGTGCTTTCTTTCACTCCGAACACTTACAATTTATTTAATTCTGAGTCTCTAGGAATTACAGCAAGTGGTGCTGATCTTGTGCCTCTCCCAGATGGAATTTACACATTAAAATATTCCATCGATCCTGCTATTACAAATTATGTAGAAAAAACATTTCTACGTGTTGATCAACTTCAGGAGAGATTTGACGAGGCATTCATGAGACTTGATATGATGGAATGTGATAAAGCTATCAAAACCCAATCAAAGGTGGATTTAAACACCATCTACTTCTTTATTAATGGAGCAATTGCAGCTGCTAACAATTGTGCTATTGATACAGCAAATAAGCTGTATAATCAAGCTAGTATAATGTTGAATAATTTTGTAAGAAACAACTGTGGTTGTTCTGGTAACAATTATGTTATAAACTTTTACTAATATGGCAAGCTGCAGAAAATGTGGAGCTAAGTTTGGATGCGGATGTCAACTAATTAATGGATTGTGTGCAGCATGCCACGCTGCTGCAGCACAAGTAAAACAATCTTTCAAAAATGTTATATCCAAGATTAGTAGACACTGATTGTTCAACAATCCCTGCTCTACTGCACGATATAGATCATAAGCTGAATGAACTTGGTGCAAACCTGTACAACAATGTTGTGTACATGCTAAACCAACCTGTTCCTGCTACAGCAATTATTGATCTCTTAAACTATAGAAGAATTCTTACGTTTAAAAGGTGTAATCCTGATTATGCTAGCAATTACACCGTTGAGCAAATAGCTAGCAGAGTAAAAATTTTAAAATTCAAATAATGAGCAACTGCAATAATTGTTATAATGGATGTGCTGAGATTGTCTCAGATCAGTGTGTTAGATATACAGGTGTTAATATTCCTGAGCTTAGTATTGAGACTGGAGACACGCTCGCGCACGTAGAACAACAAATCACTACATTTCTTGTTGGTACATTAGATGGTTCTGGAATCACTATTCCAATCAATCCAGCTATTGTTTGTCCTCTGGTTAACCAATATTTGCTTCCTTGTGTAAGCTGTACGGGCATTTCTCTTCAGGACATTGTAATTGCACTTATTAAAGCTGCTTGCGATCTTCAGGTGCAAGTGGATGCTGTTGTTGCAGATATTGCTACATTGAATGCTGATTATGATGCTGCTTGTCTCTCTGGAGTGACAAACTCCTCAAATACACACGATATTGTTCAGGCTGTAATTGACAAGCTCTGTCAGCTGGAAATTGATCTAGCTGCTCTTGCTCTTGATGTAGACACAAACTATGTTAAGATTGCTGACCTCAACACATTGATTGCAGCCTATCTTTCTAGTCTAGCTCCTGTTACACAGCAATATCAGAAGATGGTTCCCTACACTGTAGTGGAATATTATGGACCTCTCACCAACTTTGATGCTGGTGGTGTAGGTATTGCTGGTCTTGGATGGGATAATATCTATCTGTGTAATGGTGCAAATGGCACTCCTGATAAGCGTGGTAGAATTGGTGTGAGTGTTACAGCTGTTCCTGGTGGTGGTGCATATAATGCAGCAGTTGATCCTGGTATCGCTGGAAATCCAAACTACACTCTTAGCCTAGCAATTGGTGAGAATAATGTAGTTCTTTCTCCATCTGAACTTCCTGCACACACTCACTCAGCTAGTGTTATTGTAACAGATCCTGGTCACTTCCACACTATTTCTAATCAGTCTGATAATGATGCTGGTAGTGGTAAGGTGGCTGTTGGTGGTGATGTTCCTGAAGGATCTAATCCTATTACAGATACATCAACTACTGGCATCACTGTAAGTGTAACTAATGGTTCCACTGGAGGGGGTGATTCTCACAATAACATTCCTCCTGTTCTGGCGTGCTACTACATTATGTACATCCCATAAAACTAACTTAAATGTCTTGTTTACCAACCAGTCCTTGTTATACAGGAGGCAGTATTGTACCCTCAGGAACCAATTGTGGAGCAGATCCTTGCGATCAAAAGCTCAAGGTTTCTGGTCTTATTACATATGTAGGTCCCAATCTTTCTTGTACAGGAATTAATACATGTGACGATCTCACCACTGTTATCCAGAAGCTAGAGGAGGCAATTTGTAGCTTAACCACTACAACTACCAGTACATCTACAAGCAGCACTTCTACAACAACCACTACATCAACAAGTAGCACAACCACTACGACAACAACTATTTGTCCTTGTACTACATTTGAGTTTATTGGTTCAGATTCAGAGCTAGTAGCGTTTGATTATGTTCCTTGTGGAGAAACACTTTATACATCAATTGTTCCATCTCTCACTCCTGAATATCAGTGTGTTAATCTAGCATACCCTGTAGTACGAACTCTTGGAACAGCTGGATCTGCTACAAACCTAAATGAGTGCTGCCCCACAACTACTACTACAACCACAATTGCTTAAAAACCAATAAGTTATGACGGTTTACGTAACTTTAACTACAGCTGGAGCTGATACAGGACCCTTCAATCTCTACTCAGATGTTGATGGGTATATTTCAGCTTTTGAGACAGGGGTGTCTAAAGCATCCCTTCTAGCTGGGTACACATCTTTAGTAGCTCCTGATGGAACTACTATTGTGAGAGTGAGATCTGCCAGTGCGCTTTGTATAAATTATATAGATCTTACACTAAGTCCTTGTCCCACCACCACCACTACTACTACATTGGTTGGTGAATGTGCATCATATGATCTCACTGGTGGGGTGGGAGGTGGTAGCTGGTCAGCTCTTGAATGTGGAACACTAACTCCTCTTGGTGGGGATCTTGGAGAGGGAATTATACAAGAATCTGGATGTCTTGTTGTATCATCTCTCTCTTTGACGAATGTAAGTTCAACGAACGAAACTTTTTGCTAATATTAAAAACCCTGTTTTGTTGGTTTTACAGGGTATCTCCTGGGGGTTTCTACCCCTGGGAGTTTTGTTTTTAACTAAGTTAGTTAGAACCAGTAATAGGCTTGGTTAAAATAATTTGGAAAATATAAAAAAGCCTCGTACCTTCACTGCAATTTTAACTAAATCCCACTGTACATGTCTGAAAATCAACCCCTTTTAAAACAGCTGGAGCAGCTTCTTCGTCTAAAGAGAAGTAGAAAGTTCTACGCTGAAAGACTTGGAATAACAGAATCAGAAGTGGCTAATTTGATGGAAGAGTTGAGAAATGGTGAAGGAAAGAATGCTGAGGCTGAGTCAGCAAATTACATAAGTGAGTTAGAGGATGTAATTGTAAGATTCTCTGAGGATGTGTCTAAAGGAACTGGTGAGGTGGTCTTTAACTCCAAGGAAGAAATCAAGAGCTTGGATGAGTTGATTGAAAAGTGTAAGATAGACACCTCAAAATGGGAAATAACTAAATACGTTCAGAACTACTGGGGAAATGCTGACACCCCCCACTATCAAGTGAAAGCTTGGTTGGGAAAGAAAAAAGGCAATGAGATATTCCAAGATGCCTTTGTAAGTTTC